TTATGCCGCCAACTGGACGATCATCTCGACCAGGCGCGGGTCCATCTTGCGGTCTCGCGCCCAGGCACGGTACATGCTGTCCAGCGCGATACGCTTCTTCTCGGGCGCGAGCGTACGCCCTAGCTGCGCCAGGGCGCCCTCCAATATTTCGACGCAATCACCGTACGCCCGAACATCCTCATCAGCTGGACTTCCTGCTCCCAGCGGCAGGGATGTTCGCAGCATTGGCCCCTCTCCTGAAAGCAGCCAGTTAACGTTAAGGCCGAGGCCGTGCAATTTGCTTAAAGCCTTGCTGTTCGGCGCGCTGATGCCCTGCTCATTCTTCTGATACCCCCCTACTGTGCCATCTAAGGCTGCCGCAAGCTGGACCTGTCCCATGTTTAGTGATTCCCGGAACAGCTTGAGCCGTTCGCCGACTTCGCGGCTGAATTGGTCGCTCATCCCAGCCTCGAAAGTGCGAAAAAAAGTGCGAAACGGGGCAGGCGTTTCGCGCTTCCACTATTTCCTAGGAAAAACAAATACTTAGGAAAAAATGGTGAGATAAAACCAAAAAGTAAAAGTGCGAAACCATAAAAGGCTTGCACAACCCTTTTTTGGTGAGTAGAATTTGAGTCCATGGATACGTTAAATCCCCAAAAAAAACAGCCATGAAGACTGCATACTTGCCAACCACGCAAGACTGGCATCGCGCCGATATCAAAGCCGCCCTGGAAAAAGCCGGGTGGACCTTGCGCCAGCTTGCCGTCGCCCAGGGCTACTGCCCAGGCGCGCTGCGCAACCCCCTCAACGGCCCGTGGCCTAAAGGGGAACGCATCATCGCCGACGCGCTGGGCACCACGCCCCAAACAATTTGGCCGAGCCGCTACAACCCCGACGGCACTTCCAAGAGCGGCCGCCGCACGCGCGGCGGCGACAACAACCAGTAGAAGTCTAACCACCCCGATACCCGCGCGCAATGTTGAATTGCATACGGGAAATTGACAACAAGGCATTTTAACGGTTCCCAGGTAAAACGAATGCGAACACGTCACTCCCACCCCGGCCAGCTCGAACTGAGTTTCTTCACCGTCCCGGAAACGCCGCGCACCGAAGCAGGCGGACTGGACATCGCCCTCGCCGTGCGCGACGCGCTGACGGAAATGCTGTCGACGGCGTCCACCCAGGGGATGGATCGCCATGCGGTCGGCGCCCAGGTATCGCGCCTGTCGAACCGCGACATGTCCAAGAACATGCTGGACCGCTACTGTGCGCCGAGCGCCGACGAATGGCGCTTCCCGCTGGAGGCGTTGCCGGCGCTGACGTTGGCGACTGGTGATTACCGGCTGCTGGAACTGGTCGCCGAGAAATGCGGCTGCCGGATCACGCGCGGCGAGGAAGCGCTGTTGGCCGAGATCGGCGCGCTGACGCTGCAAGAGAAGTCGGTCAAATCCCGGCTCGGCGTGCTCCAGAAAAACCTGCCATCGGGGATGTTGGAACGATTGGTCGAGCAGGCCAGCAAGCGCAACGGAGGCGGCGTTTGACCGTCGACCTGCAACTCATCGCCAAGGCTCTTGGCAAGACCAAACGCGCCGTAGAAATCCGCTGCAAGCGTGAAACCTGGGCACATCGCGAGGAAGCGGTGCGCGGTGGCCGGCGTAAGATTTTCGCGCTCGCCGACCTTCCGAAGGAAGTCGCCCGCGCGGTCGAGCGTCACAGGACAATCACCTCGCGCGCCGAGTCATCCACGCACGTGATGCGTGTGCTCGCAGACCTGGAGGCGCAGGCCATGGAGGCGCGCGACGAGCGCCAGGCCAAAGGAGAGCAAAACCTCAAGAAGCTCATGGAGCCACTGGCGCAATCCGTGCAGGCCCGCTTCGATGGCCGCTACGCCATCGTCAAGAGCTGGGAGCGCTGGTTTCCGACCGTGCAGCCGATGGGCAAAAAGGCCAGCTATTGGGCGTACGTCATGGCGTTTAACGCCGGCGACATGGACGTCGGCGCGGACGTGCGCGAGAAGTTCGGGACAATCAGCGCGCGTAGCTTGCAGAGGTGGCTGATCACCTATGAGAAAGAGGGCATGGCCGGCCTGATCGACCACAAGGACGGCAAGGCTCAGCGGGACGTGAACGTGTTCACCAGGCAACCGGCGCTTGAGAAGGCTGCAATCGCGCTGCTGATTGCCCGCCCGAGCATTTCCATGCGTGACATGGAGACGTTGCTGAAACAGGCTGCGGTCGACCAGGGCACGGGCGAAGTGCTGTTCGAGGCACCATCTTATTGGGCCGTGGCCCGCTTCGTGAACGCTTGGAAGAAGAAGAACGCGGAACTGTACACGGCAGCCACGAACCCCGACGAGTGGAAGAACAAGTACATGGTTGCCTTCGGCGACGCCTCGGAGGATGTGGTGCGCCTGAACCAGCGATGGGAGATGGACGCGACCCCGGCGGACTGGATGCTGCAAGACGAGGACGGTGGCCTCCGCCGCTACTCCATGTCCGTCGTCATCGACGTGTACAGCCGCCGCACCCTGGTCGTCCTGGCGCCGACGCCGAAAACCGAAACGCACAAGCTGGCGTTGCGGCTGGCGATCCTGCTCTGGGGCGTGCCGGAGGAAATCGTGACCGACAACGGCAAGGATTACAAAAGCCGCGATTTCGTCGCCACGCTGGACGCGTTGAAGATCGCTCACCATGTGACCGCCCCGTTCTCGCCCTGGGAGAAGCCGCACGTCGAACGGATGAACCAGACGCTGCTGCATTCGATCCTCGAAGTGTTCTCGTCCTTCATCGGCCACAACGTCGCGGAGCGCAGCGCGATCGAAGCGCGCGCCTCGTTCGCGGAACGTCTGTTCTCGAAGGAAGCAAAGCTGATCGAAATGGCGATGCCGGCGCCGCTACTTCAGGCGCGCATCAACCAGTGGCTCGCGGGCATCTATGAGCAGCAAGAACATAGTTCCCTCGGCATGTCGCCATTCGCCAAGGCGGCAGCTTACCGCGCGCCGGTCCGCCGCATCGATGACGAGCGGGCACTCGACGTGCTGCTGGCGCAGCCCGCCGGCAAAGGCTCATATGTCGTCACCAAGAAGGGCTTGCGGATTCAGAAGGCCCAGTTCATCGCCTTGGAATTGGCGCTCCTGGTCGGAAAAACCGTCGACGTGCGGCTGACGGATGACTACGGGCACGTGGTTGTGTACCACGAAGGCAAATTCGTCTGCGTCGCACGGTGTCCGGAACGCTCCGGCGTGTCGCGGCAGGAGGTCGCCAGCCATGCGCGCCAGTTGCAACGCAAGAACGTGCAGCAGCTGCGGCGCGAGGCCAAGAGTACCAAGGTCGACCCGGATGCGCTGGTGTCGAGCCTGCTGCGCGAAAAGGCCGAGGCCGCTGGAAAGCTGGCGACGATTCCCACGCCGGCCTCGTCGCACCGCACCGCCGCGCTGGCGGCGGCAGGCCAGGCGGCGCGGACGCTCGACGGGGCCGTGTCCACGACCGAGGTTCCCGGCGAGCTGCGGGCAATCATGGACAAGCGGCGCGACAACACCGTTGATGCCGGAGCGGCGCCGCAAGCCTCGGCACGCGTGACGGTGATCCCCGAGACGCCACAACAACGGTTCAGGAAATGGCTTGAACTGGATGAACTTCTATCGAATGGAGGAACTATCGAAGACCCGAAACTGACCCGCTGGTATGGCAGCTATCCGCAAACCGCGGAGCATGCCTCGATGTACAAACGCCACCAGCAATCGCTGGTGGCGCCCAACGCGCGATCGGCTGGACCCGATGTGCGCGAATTCAAATCAAGCTTCTGAAGAAAGATTATGACGAAATCCATTGTAACCGGCAAGCTGGCCACCCGACCAACCGGCGGCGTGGCATCGATCGCCACCCTCGACCTGGTTGCGGCAACCCTTGAACGCCTGTCCACGCGGCGCCTCGGGGTGCCCGGCATTGGCGTCCTGTACGGGCCGTCCGGCTGGGGCAAGACCTTCGCCACCAACACGCTGGCGAATGAGAGCCGCGCCTATTACGTCCAGATGCTGTCGGCCTGGGGCAAGAAGGATTTGCTGGAAAAGATCCTGGCCGAAATGGGCATCGCGCACGGCAAGGCGACGGTATCCCGTTTGCTCGACATGGTCACGCAGCAACTTTCGGCATCGCGCCGCACGCTCATCATCGACGAATTCGATCACGCTGCCAAAAAGGACGTGCTTGTCGAGCTGACACGCGATATCTACGAGGGATCGCAAGGCTCTCTGCTGCTGGTGGGAGAGGAGCTCCTGCCGCGCAAGCTGGAGGCCTGGGAGCGCTTCCACTCGCGGGTATCAACCTGGGCGCCGGCACAGCGTGTTTCGGCCGAAGACGCCGTCAAGCTGGCGCCCATCTATTGCCCAGGCGTTGGGTTGGCCGACGGGGTGCTCGACAAGCTTGTCGCGAGGGCCAAGGGATCGGTGCGGCGCGTCGTCAACGATCTGACCGCGATCCACGAATACGCGCAGACGTACGCGGCCGACGAGGTGCACGTCCATGACCTGGACGGCATCACGCTCCCTGCGGACCGTGCGCCGGAACGGAGGGTTTAACGATGCGTTTCGCCTTGATCCCCGTCGACGTCACCAAGGACGACATTAACGGCGAGCTTTGCGCCGAAGTCACCGTCGAATGGTTGATGGAATCCACTGCCCGCCTGCACCTGGCTCGGATCACGCCGGAAGGCGATGTGTCGCGCTTCGCTCTGGGCGTTGACCTGAAGCCGGTTGAATTGCGCGCGATTAGCCGGGCTTTGACAACCGCCGCCGAACTGATCGAGGAGGCGTTCAATGACGCGTAAGCCTGTCAACGCCGAGTTGATCGGCGGGAAGTCGCCCCGTCAGCGCGTATGGGAAATCATCCGCAAGCGCCGCGCCGGTTTCACGCAGGACGACTTGAAAAAAGAATCGAAGGTGCAGGACACGATCGTCCGCGATTACGTCCGGTCGCTTCTGAACGGGGGCTTCATTTCCGCCGTCAGCGTGGAAACCGTTAACGCGCTTTGTGGCCGAAAGACGTACCAGCTCGTGCGCGATAACGGGGTGGAAGCGCCGCGTGTGACGCGCAAGGGCGAAGAAGTGGTGGCGGGCAAGGCAAACGAGGCGATGTGGGGCACGCTGCGGCGCATGTTCAAAACTGATGCCGTCGACTATCGCCAGCTCGCGGCGTTCGCCAGCACGACAAGCACCCCGATCAGCGAAGCCACGGCCAAAACCTACGTGCTGTTGCTGGCGGCAGCTGGATACCTCGTTTGTGTTCAGCCAGCCTCACGTGGCCAGAACGCAAAGCCGGCCCGGTACAGGCTGCTTCCGCAAATGGACAGCGGCCGCCGCGCGCCCATGATCCAGCGCACCAAGGTCGTTTTCGATCCGAACTGGAACAAGGTTGTATGGACCGAGGATGTGGAGGCGACCGATGAGTAAGTCGCGCGCCCCGGTGCGCCTGCCATACATGGACACGAACTGGTTTGCTGGTCTGATGGATGAAATCCGTCGGACGAGCAAGACGGCTGTGGCAGAGAAGCTCGGCTTTCATCGGTCCAGCATCTCCCAGGTATGCAACGGCTGCGGTCCGTACGGGACCGGGAAAGCGACAACGGCGAACATCGAACTGGCCTACCGCCGCGCATATGAGCAGCTCGTTTGCCCCCATACCCAGCGGCAGGCCGGCATCGCGCATTGCCGCGAGATGGCCCTTCGCCCGGCCCCCACGCACAACCCGATGCAGATGATGCAATGGCAGGCATGCCAGCAATGTCCGCATAAGCCGGCCGCCGGTGCACGGCAAAAGGCTGGTGCCGAGCCAGTGCAACAAGCTGGTGTTATCGACAAAGTCACGCTGCCGCTTCCGGAGGTTGGCGGCCCACAAGTGGAGCAAACGCAATGAACACCATGACAACTGAAGTAGCGGCAGTGCCCCAGGCCGGGGCATGCCAGGCAAAGGTGCTCAACGCCAGTTTCGTCGCCCGCCTTCGCGCGCTGAACGATACCGCGCGCTGGCTCCGCAGCAACGGTCATCCCCCCATCACGATGCACCTGCGGGGCCGTCTGCCTGCCATCCACGTCGACGGTTCGGCGGCCCGGCTTCTGATCACCCAAGCGCGTGGATTCAGTAGCCGTCGCATCGGCGATACGCACCGCTACTGCAGCGTCGACCTGCGCGGCTGCTTGATCACCTGGTTTGAACCGCTGTAACCGCATCATCAACCATCAACCCAACCACAAGGAACATACCGATGAGTAACGAACACTGGTCCAAGCGCCTGCACGACGTGCTGGAAGCCAACGAGAAGCCGAGCTACGACCTGCTTGAGGAAAGCGTCGCGGCCCTCCTGGAGGAACGCCAGGCCATGACCGCCACCGTGACCGACATGGCGAAGAAATTTTCCCGCATCGTCTTCGAGCGCCTGCAGGGAAACACCGACGCCGCCCTTGCCCTGCTCGACGAGGTGATCGCCAAGAACGTCACCGTGACGGTCGAGCAGCCGCCGGCCACCCCGCATTGAGATCACCCGACCGACATCTGGTTTCAACCTGAAAGGAAGTACGACACATGCAACAAAACGACAACAACGTGATCCCGGACGGCTACCGCAAGAATGCCCAGGGCCACCTGATCCCCGAGGCCCTGATCAAGCCGATCGACCTGGAGCGTGACCGTCTGGTGGCCGAGCTGATCGGCGGCGCCCGCAACTTGAGCCGGCAAATGAAGGGTTTCAAGGCATTGGTGTTCGGCGACTTCAACGCCTTCGTCCAGCTCTCGGCCGAGGAGTACAAGACCACCGTCGGCGGCAAGAAGGGCAACGTCACCCTGTTCAGCTTTGACGGCCGTTACAAGATCCAGATCGCCACCGCCGACCGTGTCGCATTCGACGAGCGCCTGCAGGCGGCGAAGGCCCTGATCGACGAATGCATCGCCGCCTGGAGTGCTGGCAGCAGCCCGGAAATCATCGCCCTGGTGCAGCAGGCCTTCAGCGCCGACAAGGAAGGCAACGTCAACACCGGGCGCATCCTCGCGCTGCGCCGGATGGAGATCAAGGACGAGCGCTGGCAGCGCGCAATGAAGGCGATCGGCGAGTCGGTCCAGGTCGTCGGCAGTAAGCAGTACGTCCGCTTCTACGAGCGGGTCGGGGACACCGACCAGTACGCCCCGATCTCTCTGGACATGGCCACCGTATGAAGCTGCAGATCAATGACGCCGGTAGCTGGCGGCACATCTTCAATTTCGACCGTACGGTTGAGCGAGATGTCCGCGAGCGCGCCATCAAGCTGGTGGTGGTGGTCAACGAGAACGCGAAGCTGCGCATCCTGGACGATCGCGGCCACCTCCGGGCGATCTGCCAAGGCCCGAACTTCACCTGGGGGGACCGGAATTCATGAGCCATACCGAGCAGCTGTCCAGCGACAAAGACGTGCAATGCACCCGCTGCCGCAACAAGCACAAGACATCGGAACGCCAGTTGCAGGTTATCGGCGACGGGCGCTGGGCACGGGTCTGCCCTCGCTGTGGGTGCCGCTCCTTCTTCGACCTCACTCCCCAGGTCGCGTGGTGCTGGGCGTCCGGCCTGATCGAGATCGGCAATGAGGAGGCGATGCCGGAAGGCGCGATCCTCATCGCGACCGGCGCGAAGGCATACCTGACCGGGACGATCTCCGCCCTGGCGCGCATCAGCCGAGGTGCCAGCGAGGGCAAGCTCCTGGTTCCGGGCGTGCCCGAGCTGGATGACCAGAAAGCGAAAGGCGATGCCTTGGCGAGGTGGCTGAAATGGTGCGCGCGGAACAACGGGCACAAGGGCCGTCATGGTGTCGTGTTCGTGACGTCGACCAAATGAAGCGAAACCGGCCGCCGCTGGCGGTCGGTCTGCCTGGCGCGGTGGCCAGGTACTGATGAGCAGCCAACCATAAGGGGTGATCGATGAAATTGACGAAGGAACAAAAGGAAGAACTGATAAAAACGCTCTCATTCCCATGGGGAAATGTCGGCTTGCTTTGCGACGGTGACAAAATCACCCTTTCCGTGCGCCAGGTGAAGCCATTGAAGTTCGAGATTCACATGTACGTCAATGGATGGTTCAAAGGCGAATGGATGCAGGCCAACAAGCCGGTGCGCGAGCAACGTTATCTGCGCAAGAGCGTACGCCAGCTGTACTCGGCAGCGACCAAGGCCAAGGCTGAAAAGGATTGCGGGAAGCGCTTCGTGAAGAAACATCTCAGCGGAACGATCACCCTGTTCGATCCCACCTGGTCGAGTGGAAGGGCGGTGATCGCGCACCTGTGCAAGGTCTGTGACTCGATCGAGATCATGACCGACGACGAGCTGCAAGCGCATACTGAAGCGCCGCCAGCAGAAGCAGCAGCGGAGTGACAAATGCCGCGCAACGCTAACCTCGCCAAGATCCACATCGCCAAGAAGCAGCTCGGCCTGGACGACGACACGTACCGCGCCATGCTGCTGCAGCACGGCGGCGTCTCGTCGTCGAAAGACCTGACGCCGCTCGGCGCCGCGAAGGTGCTCCAGCACCTGGAGAAGGCCGGCTTCAAGCCGAAGGCCGGCAACGGAAAGCGGCCGAAGCCGGCGGCCGGCCGCGCGGCGCTGATCGGCAAGATCGAAGCGCAGCTGGCCGACGCCGGCCGGCCCTGGGCATACGCCCACGCCATGGCGCAGAAGATGTTCAAGGTCGACAAGGTGGAATGGCTCGACGAGGCGCAGCTGGGCAAGGTGGTGGCCGCGCTCGCGTACGACGCCAAGCGCCGCGCCAAGGCGCAACAGGCAGGCGGCGATGGACGGTAACCTGTCGCACCTGCCGGGCAGCGTGCAAAAGCTGATCGCCCTGATCGGTCTGCCGCTGACCCTGCGCATGGTCGACGAGTTCGGCGGCACGACGCTGTACCTGTACCGAAGCGACGCCTGTGTCGAGAAGCTGGCGGTCGTCGTCGGCGCCGAGGCCGCGCAGAAGATCATCCGCTTTTTCGGGAACACCCCGGTGACGATCGCGACCTGCAAGAATTCCCTGGTGATCCTGCGCAACCGCGACATCCTGGCCGCGTTCGACCACCTTACGCTTAAGGAAGGGTTGTCGGCCCGCCGCGCCGTCCAGCAGATCGCCCTCGGCTATACTCCCCAGCTTCACGAGCGTACCATCTGGCGCATCCTGAAGAAGACCGGCCAGGTCGAGCCGGTCGACCCTCGACAGATGAGCCTCATCTAACGGCCTGACGCACTCGCGTCAAGGCCGCTTTCCCCATTCCGCCCCACCGCTGACATCGGTCAGCCTTTGGCCGTTTCCTTCCCGCAATTACAGTTCCCTCCTACTGACATCCGTCAGCTTGTCAACTTGGAGGAAGTGTGCAGATAAAAGACCCCCTAGATGCCCACCGCATGGTCGAGTGGCTCGCCGTCGCCCTGCTGTTGTACGCAAGTGCGTTCGTCTTGCTGTACCTGGGCTATTCCGGCCCTTTCCAGACGGTCGTCTGGAAGCTGGGCCATGTGACCCTGGGCGGCTACGCCGGCTACTGGCTCGATCGCGCCGCGTTCCGCGACCGCATCCGCTGGGACACGGAAGCCCTGATCATGTTGCGCCGCGCGATCATCATGACCGGCGCCATGTTCACCCTCGGAGTCGGATTGTGATGCGGCAGCTCGGCAAGGCCGCGTTGACCCTCGGCGCGGCCCTCCTGTGCGGTTGCGCCGGTCTGATCGTACCGTTCGTCGGCATGCTGCTTTCGGGCTGCATCGTGTTCGCCCAGGCGGCCGAGCCGTGCGATCGCTACCGCGCGACGATCACGCGGGAAGCCCACGCGGTCCTGGGCATCGGTGCGCCGGTGCCGGCCCTGGCCGCCCAGCTCATGAAGGAGAGCACGTGCCGCGCCGACATCACGGCTTGGGACAACGGCCGGGGCATCGCCCAGTTCATGGACTCGACGTCGGCGCAGATCGCGCGCCTGTATCCCGAGCTGGGCGTGCCCGACCCGTACAACCCGACCTGGTCGATCCGCGCCCAGGTACGGTTCGACCACTGGCTGAGCGAACGCGTCCGGGGCGACGACGACTGCCAGCGCTGGGGCGCGACCTTCAAAAGCTATAACGCGGGTCTGGGCTACGTCCAGCGCGCCCAGCGCGCGTCCTCTCGGCCAGGCACCTGGTTCGGCTTGACCGAAGACATCAATGCCGGCCAGAGCGCGGCCAACTTCAAGGCGTCGCGCCAATACCCGCGCACCATCCTGTTCACCCACCAGAAACGCTACCGGGCCTGGGGCGTGCAGCTTTGCGGCGAGCTGACGCAATGAGAGCCGTCACCGCCGCCGTCACCGCCCTGGTCTGGACCCTGCTGGCCTGCTGCGGCGGGTTCGGGCTCGGTTACTACGTGCGCGGCGCGCGCCAGGCGACAAAGGAAGTGCAAACCCTGCGCACCGCAACCGTGGCCAAAGAGAAGAAGGACCGCCAGGCGCTGGCGGCCGGCGTGCGCACCGAGAAGGCTGCCTCCGGCGCCGACCAGGCATTCCAGAAAATCCGATCCAACTATGAAGCCGACCTACACAAGAACCCTCGCGCTGGCTGCGTGCTTGACGCTGGCAGCCTGCGCCGCTGGAACGACGCCAACGCCGAGTCCGACACCACCGCAGGCGAACCTGTTGGTGAAGTGCCCGCCCCTGCCGAAGCTGCAGCCGGGGCAGAACGCGGTAACGAACCACATTGAAACCGCCAGGTTGTACCGGCTCTGCCAGATCAAGACGGCGGGCTGGATCGACTGGTGGGACAGCACGAAGGACACGCCTTGATCGATGCCCTGGATGAAGCAAGCCGCTGCGAGATGGCCGAGCGCGAAGCCGTCGTCGCGGACCAGATGGAGCGCATACGCCTCGCGAGCCAACTCGGCGCCGAGCGCGAGGCCGCGCGCGCCGGCCGGGAGGCAATGTGCGTCGGTTGCGACGATCCGATTCCCGAACCCCGGCGCCTGGCGGTTCCAGGCTGCCTGCGCTGTATCGAATGCGAGCGCGCCAAGTGCTCCCGCGTTCGCCGATAACCCACACAAGGAACCGCATACCAATGCAAATCAGTAACGACGATCTCGCGCGCATCCTCGGGCGCATGGAAGCCAAACTGGACGGCCAGGCGTCCGCCGTCAAACGCGTCGAGGAAGCCGTGGCCAGCGTCGACCGCAAGGTGACGCAACGCCTCGACGAGCACGACGCCCGCCTGCGCCGCCTGGAGGTCGCCAACCCGGAAAAGATCGCCCAGACGGTGGCCGAACACACCAAACGCATCGAGGCGCTGGAACAGGGCTCCGCACGCGCTGGCGTGGTCGCCGGCATCGCGTCCGGCGTGACCGTCAGCGCCGTGGCCAGCTTCGTCCGCGCCAAGCTGGGGCTGTAATGGCGAAAGGGGCAGACGTCCGCGCCAAGCTGCGCAAGCATTATGTGTTCGACCGGCTGTCCCTGGAGCAGTCGGCCACGCTCGCGGACGTGTCGTACTCGACCGCGAAGCGCTGGCGCGACGCGGCAGCGGCCGAAGGCGATGATTGGGACAAGATGCGTACCGCGTCCAGCCTGTCCGGCGGCGACGTCGAGCAACTGTCCCAGCAGATCCTGACCGAGATGCTGATCCAGTTTAACGCCACCCTGGACCTCATCAAAGCGGACGCCGAGATGCCGGCCGTGCAGCGGGTCGACCTGCTGTCGAGCCTCATGGACAACATCCACAAGAGCATGTCGGCCATGAAGAAGTTCCTGCCCGAGGCGAACGCGCTGTCGATCGGTATGGCGGTCATCCGTGGCCTGGCCGAGTTCGTCCAGGAGCGCTTCCCGCAGCATGGTAGCGTCCTGGTCGAGATCCTGGAGCCGTTCGGCGACGTCCTGCCGAAGATCCTGGCGAGTGCCAAATGATTCACAACGACCTCACGCCCAAGGACCTCAAACGAGAGCTGGCCGACCTGGTCAGCTCTTTACGTAAGGACATCGACGCCCACGCGGCCGGACTGGATGCCTCGCCCCAGGCGATCGCGGCCAGGCGCAAGCGCGTGCTGGCCGGTGACTTCCAATTCTTCGCCTACACGTATTTCCCCCACCATATCCGGGGTACGCCGTCGCTGTTCCAGGCGCAGTTCTGCAAACGCTACCCGCAGTTGCTGCAGCAGGCCGGCGGCGTCAAGGAATGGTGGATCGCGCCGCGCGGCGAGGCCAAGTCGTCCATGCTGACCAAGATCGGTCCGGTCTGGATCGCCGTCCAGGCGCTGCTCCAGCGCCCCGAGGTGCGCCAGGAAGTCGGCGTCACCGCGCCGCCCCAGTTCATCGACTACGTGATCCTGCTCGGCGCCGAGACCAAGCTGCCGACCAAGCTGGTCGAGGTCGTCAAGACCGAGCTGACCGTCAACGCGGCCCTGGCCCTGGAC